TAATCAATCGGGGAGGAACCATGCACCGCGCCGTAACCTTCATTCGAATAGCCGTAACCATAGCCGCCGTGGCGCTACTCATGCACGCTGCTTCTGGCGCTTTCAGCGCAGTGAACGGCGCTTTGACTACCGCGTTGAAAGTCACGCAATGATGGATACCCAAATTCAGCCTTTGGGCCAACGCTTTCTAGACACGCTCGCTACCGCGCCCGGCGATCCGCGCAATTATCAAATCGGCAACCATCTATGGACCGGGCTTGGCAGCGAGCTCATGGATTCCTTGCACCGGCAATGCCCGAATTCGCAAGCTTGGATGAGCGTTCGCCCGGCATTCCGCGCCAGCGGTTATCAATGGGAATGGCGCCTTGAAATCTCACCCCAGGTGATCCTCACGAAAACCGGCCACGCGCCGGATATCACCGCCGCCTGCGAAGCCGCCGCCGCTTGCACCGCCGTGTTTGTGTTGCATTCTTATCTCGGCGAAACCATCGCATGGTTCAGCGAAAACGATAACAAGTGGGTGGCCGCCATTGACGGGGATAGGGCGGCGATATGGGTGCGCGAAGAGGGCGAGATTGCCTGGTCGCGCGATTGGGCGAAGGGCGCGGCGGCGCTTGCCTTGGCCGGCGGCGAGTTGCGCGGCAAAGCCGCTACCTTGGAAGCGGCCATGTGCGCCGCTGTAGATGCACCCGAACGATTCAAGCGCGCCTGCGCCGCATTGGTCGCAGTATTGCGCGCCCCGGCTTCCGTAGGCGCGCAAGAGTAAGTTTTCGGCGGCGAGGGTCCGCGTTTGAGAGCGCGCACAGGCCCCTTTCCGGTTCAAGTCCGGCGCCGCCTCCCCCTTCTGGAGGATTGCATGACAACACCGATTTATCTGCATCCGGAAATCACCATAGACGAAATGCGCCGCCTGGCGCAGCGCTGCGGCCTCTGCTTATGCGAAGAGGGCGGCCGCTATGTGTTGCAACCAGCGCCGGCGCTTCTGCTGGCCAACGGCGCGCCGTACCGCAACAGCGCGCGCACCGATATTCGCTTCACCATCGCCCGCGCCAAGGCGGCGCAAGCTGACCCCGGCGAAGGGCGACATTAACTGACCCTGGCGATGGATGCATTGATGCGGTTTTTCTGCTTTTTCCAGTGGTGCTGGCGGCAATTTGCCTGCGCCTTCGTTCCTTTTCCCGCCCCTTCTATATGGATTGCCTAACGATGACCTATGAGCGAATGACGCCGGATGAAATCACGCAAATGCTGAATCGGCAGACCTACGAGATTTCCAACACGCAATTAAAGGGCATGCTCTTAAACGCCTTCCGGCGGATTGCCTCTTTGGAGCGTAACGCGCAAAAGCTGCGAGCGCGTGAATTGAAAAGCGTGGTGCCCGTACGCGCGCTTGGCCCCCGGTTGATGAAGGATAAATAGGTCATGAACGAACTTCTACTTTTCGCTAGCTGTTTCATTTCGGTGTTCGCGCTGGGGTTTCAATCGCAGAACGTAAACAACGGTCATTACTGGTCCGCATTTGCCACCAGCTTCGCCATCGGCGGCGGTCATTTGGCGCTTTATAAACTCATGCCGAACGCCGCGCCCTCCGAAATCGCCGCCTATTTGTTCGGCGGCCCTTTGGGTATTACGGCCAGCATGTGGGTGCATAGACGCCTCTATGCACGGCGTCCAGCCCCGGTTTGGCCGGGCTGGCGCCGGCGGATTTAACCGCTGTCTTTTCTTTTTTGGAGGGTATGCCATGGCGCGTCCGTTTCATGAAACTTTGCACAACATCAATGGCGGCGTTTTGCTGCATGACGCCGCCGAGGCTTTGGCGGAATTGGTGCTCGCGGTAGACGCTACCGGCAAGCCGGGCAAGCTCTCGCTCGAGCTAACGTTACGCAAGAGCACCCGCAATACTATGGCGGCAACTGGGCACGTAAAGGTAACGAAGCCCAAGGAACCCGCCATCGAAACGCTGTTATTCCCTACGCCGGAAGGCAATCTGTTAACCGAGGATCCGCGGCAAGCGAAGCTGCCGTTGAAGCCTATCGCCATCCCCGGCGCCGAACAATTGGACCCGCCTGCGGCCGCCTGATTGCCGCTTTATTCCCTTTTTGGAGGAACGTATGGAACTTGATGACAGTAACTATGTGGACTCGCTGACGCGCGAATTGCGTAAGCCTGAACTAACCGAATGTCAGGACCGCCCGGTATTTCTGGTGCCCGAAGGATGGAAGGCCGAAATACATGAGGAGCTGCTGCCGCAACCGATGCGCAAGAAAGGCACGGTTACTCTGACCGACAACGATAGCTTTATTTATTTCCTGAAGCGCCAAGGGTCGCTCGCCAATTGCGCCGTCTATGTTGAAGTCAATTATCGGGAAGGCAAGGCGTGCTTTACCGCCGTACTGAATGAGAACGGCGAGACTGAAGGCGAAACCGCTTGGCGCGATTTCCGCGCGGTGTATGAGCCGGTTAAATCCTACGAGTGGCAGCAATGGCGCGGCTACGACGGGAAAAAATTCACCCAAAAGGACTTTGCCGAATTCCTGGAAGAAAACGGCAAGGACATTGCCAGTCAGCCCGGCATGCCTACCGGCGTTCAAATGCTGGAAATGGCGGCGAACTTCGAGGCGAAGCAGGATATCGTCATCAAATCGGCGATGCGTATGCAAAGCGGCACGGTGGCGTTTTCCTATACCGATTTGCATGACGACGCTACCACCCAGCGCATGGAAATCTTCCAAAAATTCGCCATCGGTATAGCGCCGTTTTTCAATGGCCAGGCGTACCCGATAACGGCGCGCCTGAAGTATCAATTATCCGGCGGAAAGGTAACTTTCTGGTACGACTTGGTGCGCCCGGATTTGGTTCTGCAGGACGCCGTGTTGACGCTGATTGCAGCGGTGAAGGAGGCCGGATTTCCGGTGCTGTTTGGCAAGCCCTAAGGTTCAACTTAACAGAAAGGAAGCGAATGCAAGTTACTCTGAAAAGCACCGACAAAATCGTCCATGTGAACGGCGTGCCCACGCGCGTTTGGGAAGGCTTCACCGCCAAGGGCGTGCCCATGCACGCCTTCATTGTCCGGGTGGCGTGCAAGCTCGATGCGGACGCCACCGAGTTTGAAGCCGACTTGAAAAAATGTGATCCGCCATCGCCGGAAATCCAGGCGATACCCTTAAGCCTAGTGTTGTAACGCCAAGGAAAATTTTCCCCATGCCGATAACCGTGCTTCGCGATCCCGATGAAATGGATAAAGTCGCCGCCAGTGTGGAAAACGTCCTTAACCGCGCCGCTGGCGATCGCGTCGGCTTTGTGCTGATTGCCTTCAGCGGGCAGGACGCTACCTTCTGCTCCAATGTAGAACGCCTGGCCGCGCTTAAGCGTTTGTATGCGGTCATTTACGCCATGATCGCCGATGAGGCGCCGCCTAAGCTGAACTCGTAACGGCGCGTGCGCCTTAGAAAGGAAAATGATGCCTAGACCTCTCGTTATCTACCACGGCAATTGCGCGGACGGCTTCACCGCTGCGTGGTGCTTTTGGCGGATGCATGGCGACAACATGGACTATCTCGCCGGCGTCTATCAAACGCCGCCGCCAGACGTTACCGGGCGCAATGTGTTTCTGGTGGACTTCAGTTACAAGCGCGCCATCGTTGCCGAAATGGTGGCGCAAGCCACTAGCGTTACGCTGATTGATCATCACAAATCCGCGCTGGAAGATTTGGCCGGGCTGGAAGGCTTGCACCAATACACTGATTTGAACCGCAGCGGTGCGCGGCTAGCCTGGGATTTTCTCTTTCCTGGCGAGCCTTGCCCGCGCTTGTTGGCGCATGTCGAAGACCGCGACCTATGGCGCTTCCGGCTACCGTATACGCGCGAGATTCAGGCGGCCCTGTTCAGCTATGAATACCGCTTCGATATTTGGGACCGCTTGATGCAAACGACGGCGGATGATTCGCGAGCGCTGATGCACATGGTCGATGAGGGCGCGGCGATTGAGCGCAAGCATCACAAGGATATTGCCGAACTGGTGGCGGTATGTAAGCGGCGCATAGTAATCGGCGGCTATTCGGTTCCCGTAGCTAGCTTGCCGTATACGATGGTTAGCGATGCCGCAGAGCTGATGGCGCAGGGCGAACCGTTTGCGGCTTGCTATTGGGACACCGAAGACGGCCGCACCTTCGGGCTGCGTTCTACCGAGCAAGGGCGTGATGTCAGCGAAATTGCCAAGCACTACGGCGGCGGCGGGCATCGCAATTCTGCCGGATTCAAAGTGCGGCGCACGCACATTTTAGCGACGTGCTGATTTCGTTCCATACATGAAGACGATTAAGGACATTTGGGAGCACTACGAACCCGTGCTGGTGCCAAGCGATGCGCCGCCCATCGTGCGCCAGGAAACGCGGCGCGCGTTTTATACCGGCGCGCATGCGGCCCTTTCGCGGGTAATGGCGCTGGGCGACGACCGCTTGAACAATGACGCTGCGGCAGCCGGATTAGCGGCGCTGTGTAAGGAGCTTGGTCTGTACTTCGTCGACGTCGCGATCAACCGATTGATTCAACAAACCGAAGGAATGAAAGATGAGCGTAGCAAAAGCAATTGAACTATTGCGCGAGGTGCGCGAAACCTTGGAAGAAGAGAACGCCGAAGAGGGCGAAGCCTTGAACTTCGCCGATGAAGCCGAAGAAAAGGAAGGCGCGCCGGGCCAATGGGCGGTGAAGAAGGTAGACCAGGCCATCCAGTTATTGAAGCCGCATGTCGGTTATTAAAGCGCTGGTGCACTGATGAACCCCTCAACTCGGCCGTGAGTTGCCCGCGCTGTAGCGGTACGGATCTATGGGACGATAACTTGTGGTGGGGTTGCAATCATTGTGGCTTCGCTTGCCATGGCACAAACGAACCGACTTTCTTTTTCGCCAAGGATTTGCCCGGCTTGGCGCGCAGCGTGGAGGAAATGAAGGAACGCGGGCAATGGCCTTTGCTTGATTACTGAAAGGAGTACTTCGATGATGCAATTTCTTAAAATCCTGCAATTGATAATCAGCTTGTTGCCGGCGCTGGCCGAGGCGGTCGATAAGGTGGAAAAGGTTTTGCCGGCGTCCGACCAAGGCACACAGAAGCTCGCCATAGTCCGCGGCATGATCGAGTCCACGTATAAGGCGGCGGGCGATGCGAGCATCGCTTTCGATCTAGTATGGCCGGCCATCAAAGGGACCGTGGAAGCGCTGGTCTTGGCCTTCAATAAGACGGGAATTTTTGAGCAAAGCAAACCATCCGGAAGTGAATGAAATGCCAAGGAAGCGCCTCTTCCCTCTTCCTCCTTTACGAGCCTGATCATGATTCCTCTGCTCCTTACTTTCGACGAAGCTGCTGATAAGCTAAGAATTTCCGTGCGAACTTTGCGGAAATTAGTATCCGCTGGCAGGATCGCATGGGTTAGGCTATCGTCTCGGCGTCGGGCAATTCCAGAAACTTCAATAGAACAATATATTAGGGAGGAAACACAATGTCATTCTGGTTCGATAAAAGTGTCAAACGTTGGAAAATCCGTATTGTCCGTTCCCCGAACGGGCGCCGATGCGAGATTGCGCGAACGCTTCCAGCTGGGCTCACGCGAGCACAAGCGGAAGAGGAACACCAAGCCTGCATGCGACGCCTCTACGATAACGCACACGGAAAACTCGAAGATCGTGGCCTTTCCGAGGCCATCGAAAAATACTTAGATGAGGAAGTCCCGAAACTCAAGAGTAAAAAAGGGGTCGAGAATCACCTGAAACAGTTATTCCCCTGGATTGATGGAAAATCGCTCACTCAGATCGGAGAGGTCGCAGCAGCCTATGCGAAAGATAACCGGGATAAGTTAGCGCCGGCGACCATCCGCCAACGTATCGCTTGGTTACGCCGGGTGTTCAACATCGCCCGCGACGAATGGAAATGGACTAACGAATCGATCAAGATTCGCGGCCCTTCGGTCAATAACAAACGAACTGTCGTGATGCCACGCGAACACTTGGAATTGATATGCCAGCATTGCTGGTACCAAGAAACCCGCGATGCCATGCTTGTAGCGATGCTCACCGGCATGCGCGAAGGCGAAGTGTGGAAAATCGGTAACGTTTATCCGATTCATCAAAGCCATATTGAAATACCCGCCGGCGAACAAAAAAATGGTCAAGCGGACTTCATACCCATATTCGATGAAATGCGCGACGCTCTGTCACGGTTTCCTTTGCAAATTCATCCTCGAACCGTATTGAGAGACTTGCAAGAAACCGCCGCCGCACAAAAGCTACCGCATTACGTGTTCCACGATATACGCCGTACGACCGCTTCCGCCATTCTCGAAGCCGGACATTCATTAGAAATGGTAGGGCAAGTGCTACGGCATCAAAGCTATCAAACGACAAAAGGGTATGCCTACTTAAAAACCGATTCTAAGAAAGCGGCTATTGCAGCCGCTTTCCAAGTGGGAGAATTTGCGCCAAAGAAAAGGCCGTCAACTGCTAAACCATTGAATAATGGTAGGGCGTGCGGGATTCGAACCTGCGACCAACGGATTAAAAGAACGAAGACAGGCACTTAAAACAATTAAAATCAATTACTTGTAGTTGCAGGCTGGCGTATCTATATGCATTGTCCGGTATTCAGTGTGTAAAAGTTTGCGCCAAGCTTGCGTGCTTGGCGCAACAACTTCTATGCCCCCTATTCGCCAAGAGTGCTCAAACCTTTCCCTGGCTTTGGAATATGTTTTCTTGGCCGTCCGGGTACTTTTTTCCGTAAGCCCTCTGTCCAAGCAATAACCTCTGCCGCACGATAAAGCCCATGCGATCGCCCCTTGGTGCTTGGTAAGCGGATTGGTTCCGGGAAGTCCGGCAGGCAGGCTATTCGTTCCCGCACCGACTGTGCATCGCGTTTCAAATATTTGCCGATTAGTTCAATATTCCAAAGGTCAATTGAAATTGGAATTGGCGGAGAGATATGTTTCGCCAATGCATCCGCCAGTTTTGCAATGAATTGATCGCTGAGATTGGCCAAATCACCGCCTTGTTGTTGAATATCCATTCGCTTAGGGTGAAGACGTGCGGCTAAGGAATCTGCCAGCTGCTCAATGAACTCATTACCCCACGATCGCATACCATCCTTGCCCCCCATGCATCCTCCCGCGTCAAATTCGCGGATAATAACGGATAAATGCTATCCTTTCCCGGCTGGATTGGAAAAGGCTTAGGTGCTGACATGACGAAACCACCTGAACGCGCGCCGCAAGAAATCCAGGGTTTAACGGACCCGGATAGCGAAGGCATCCCCCTGGCCCGTCAAAGGGACGCGCAAATAGAAGCCGGGGAAATGAATGCACTGACGCCCGAGGAATTCGGTCGGCTTACTCAATAAGGAAGGAGCATCAATGGGAATTCTGTCACCTATGGAAATTACGCGCCTCTCGCCGGAGGAGCGCTTGAACCTTATCGAGCAATTGTGGGATAGCTTGAACGACGCGAACGTTCCATTACCCGTAGCGCAAGCGCGGGAGCTCGAGCGCCGCTTGGCTTCTTTCGATGAAGATCGCGCAAAAGCTGTCACGTGGGAAACCCTGAAGGCGGAATTGCAACGCCGCTCGGCCTAAATGCAGGTCCTCTTTACGCCTGCGGCCCAGGCCGAAGTTATCGAAGCAGAAACGTGGTATGAGGCCGAAGCGAGCAGTTTGGGCAAACGGCTTCGCGCTGAGATTGATGCTCTGGTAGCGCGCATAAGCGCAAATCCCTTACAGTTTCCGGTAATTTTCCAGCTTGATGTACGCCGCGCATTGCTGCGCAAATTCCCCTATGGACTTTTCTTCCGCGTTGATGCTGACGCGGCGGTGATTATCGCCTGCTTTCATAGCCGCCAAGACCCGCGTATCTGGCAAGATCGAGTTTAAATCCCGCCGCTTGGCCGTTCGCCATGCTCGCTACGGTGCAAGCGCCAATACAGCAAGTGCGCTTTCGATGGCCTAGCGTACCATCGCTCGAATAAACGCCGGTTTGGCATTCCTAGCTTGAAGGTTGCATGCGATTTGTTATAGGGCACGGCGGGCTCCGTCGGCCGCCATGTGTAAGGCTTCATGTTGCGGTAAAGCCAGGTAAGGAATGTGTGCTTGCTCATGGCTTGGCTTTGTGTGTTCTGAATTGGCCGCCATAGTCTACATCAACAAGCGCTCCAACCCATGCGCCCGCCGCACCCAGCCCTTTATGGAATCCAATTGGGTTGGATCCTCGCGAACAATGTCGCAAAAGAAATCCAGCCGGTTAGAAACGAACTTCCAAAGCACGTCCGGACTATCGGCGGCGCGCGTATAGGCAGCGCGGGTTAGCGGCCCCAGAAGGCCGTCGTCGGGCACGCCTAGCGTGCGCTGCATTAAGGCGATGGCCGCTTGCGGCCTATGGTTCACCATGGCATCGAAGGCGCAAATGGCTAGCGCTGGCGGCAGCAGTTCGCAAGCGCCGGCGTCCCAATACCATTCGCGGTAAATCTGCGTCGCTTCGGCGCGGCTTATCTTGGCGACATCGCCCTTCGGCAGGCCTTTGGCGGCGCGCCAGCGGTCGAAGGTCGCCTGGGTAATGCCGAACATGGTCGGCCCGCCACGGTCGGTTTTGCGATTGCTGAATCCGCCCTCGCGGTTAAACACATAAAACAACGCCTGGTCAAACTTGCTCATCGTGGTGCCAAGCGCGCATCAGTTGATTACGCGCTGCAAAAGGAAAGCCCCGGCGCCGCCTACCACGCCGGTCAGCAAATACTCTACCCAGCGGCCGGTGCGGTCATGCAGGGGTTCGCGGATTTCAAGCAAGCGCACGCGCGCTTCTAACGAGCGGCCGGCGTTTTCAACTTCACCTATGCGCTCAAATATCCGCTGCGTGGTTTCCTTCTGATTGATGAAGCGCTCCTCGATGACGGCGATTTTTTGCACCGCGTCGAGGATTTCCGCCACGCTGCGCTGTAGCGCTTCGATTTGTTCGCGCAGCATTTCTTCGCCCAAGTTTCCCATCCGTTTTTTCGCTAACAACAAATGATCATCAGCGGCTGGGTACTGCCGCCTAAGGGTGTTTCCGCGTTGTTTTGCCGCAATACTTCCACCACCGTTTGACTACCGCGCGCCTTGACGGCGGTATTGGTGCGCAATACCTCGGTGACGGTTTGGCTAGCCCGCGCCTTGACATCCGTATTGGTGCGAAGGACTTCGGCTACGGTTTGTGAATCGCGGGCGACGGTCATGTTAGGCCGCCAACTTCACGCCGAACTCGGCGGCGTTGACGTTAGCCTCGGTCCATGCAGCGGCGGTGTTTGGATCGGTAGCCCATATGTCCATGTAATAAAGCTGGGAGGTGCTCAGCGCCTGCGTTGCGCCGTCCGCATTGGTCGCGCCGGATTTGACGGTGTTGGCAATCGAGCGCGCGCCGGCGTCATCCTTCAGCGCCGCGCTGCTTACCTGCACGCCGTAAATCGTGCCGGTGATCGCCGAAAGGTTCTGGAAATTCCAAGTGTCCTTGTTGCCCACCCCGCTAGTCTCGACGTAATCGGTGGTGTTAGGCGTTGACTCATCGACCAGTGCGTAATGGTCGGTGCCGGTCGAAGGGGTCCACGCGGAGTTAGAGCCGTCGGCATTCGGGAACAGCGTGTCAATCCGGCAATCTCCCAGGAAATCGTTTTGCGGCGCGCCGCCGGAAGTGTCGTTCGCGTATATGTCATCCACTAGCGAAGTTGCGCTGGTTCCCATTATTCGGAAACCCGTAGCGCTCGCATTGCCCGCGTTCCGGGTATCCAAGCCGGTCAGCGTGAGGACCGCTACGCCATTGACACGCACGGTCACTGTTCCCACGGTATCGCTGATTAATACTTTTGCCTCGATGTAGAAGTAGCCGGAGACTGGTACTACGCCATTCGCCGATGTACCCAGCAGCGTAGTCAAATCGCCGCGATATGCCGCGATCGCGTTCGCAGCGGTCAAGAACAGCGCGACATGAATGGTTGCGCCGTCCAAGATTTTCAACATGGCGGTATTGCTTCCGCCGCCTGCATCAAACGCATAACCCACAATCAGGGTGGCATAGTTCGAAGGCAGCTGCTTATCAACGAATCTTGTTGACCCGGCCAAAGCAATAGCGCCACCCCCGCGCCGCCCGGCGCTGGAGTTGATCGTTACGCCTGTTCCAAACGCGTTCCACTTTTTCAGACCATCGGCCGTCGCGTAATGATCCGCACCGTCTACAAATAGCAAAGCCATAAATTACCTCGTGCCCGCAAGAGCAAAACCAATATTCGCAAGCGTCGCATCCGGCGTGCCGGGTGCAACCACCGTTAACACATCGCCCGCCGCAAACGTCGTTTGCGATGCCATGATGAAACTCGCCACCGTACCCGCCGCGGCAAAGCGCATGGTGCCTACGCTGCTGCCGTTCTTTTTCAAATCGAAATCGGTTTGCGCGGTTGCCGCGGTAGCAGCCACGCCTTGCGAATTGGTCAGCCCCGCCGGGAAGATTACCTGCCGGGGAAACGGATAGCGCAAGATAACCAGGCTGGCGGTGGGCGCGCCGCTGTAGCTGCCGCCCACATCGTAAGGTTGCGTCGGCAAATCGGCTTGCACCAGCGCGCGGAAAGTAGGCGCGGCGGCGCCGCCGGATGATGGCCCGGCATAAACCAGATTGGCGTTTTGATCGGCCTTGCTAACGGCAAGCGTTCCCGAACTGGTAACCGGCGAACCGGCCACGGAGAATTCCGCCGGCATGGATAGGCCCACGCTTTCCACCGTGCCGCTGGTGCCTACCGGATAACTTAACGCGGTCCAATCGCCCAATACGCTGGGATCGTTGCCGGTGATGATATAGACCTTGGCGTTATCTAAACGAATACACCAATCGCCCTTTTGCCCGGTCAAGGCCAGCATCGCCGTTTGATCGGCGGCAGTGCCCAAGTAATTGATGATTGCCAAATCCGGCAGCTGACTAGCGGTAAGCTTGGCGTCCGCGCCTAAAGTCGCCACGCCATTGGCAAGCCCAGCCAAAGCGGCGAAGTCAGCGCCTAGCACTGCTTTCGCTTCGCCCGCTTCCAGACGCGCATCCAGCGTGGTATAGCTTGCGGCTAACGCAGCCGAGACTTGCGCCGCTAGCCAATCGCTTTCGCCCCAGGCGATATTCGCCAAGCGGGTAATCGCGCCGAACGCCGAGCCGGTCCATACAATCGAATAGACCGCCTCGGCCGGGTCGCTGGTGCGGGTGGGCGTGCCGGTCGCATCAATGACCACGTAATACGTCGCCGCCGCAAGCCCGCTGAAGCTTAAGGGCGTGCTGCCCGCCTTGCTTAACAATTGCGTCAGCGATGGCCGGTAGCAGTAGCCGCCCTGCACGGTTAGCGTGCTGCTGGCGCCGCTGCAGGCGTAGCTGCCCGCGCCGACCACTGCTACCGTGGTGCCGAACAGCGCTTCCAGAATGCCGGATAACGATAAGGAAAGCGCCCCCGCGCTGCCCAGCAATTCCTGCAAAGCGTTGATTGCCGCTTCGAGGACGTCGTTATTGCTGTTAAATTTGCTGACGTAGTTGGTGTCGCCGGTGGCGAAGTCCTGCAAGGTAATCGTCATGGAATACGTAACTCCAATAAGCTGCCGCCGCGAAAGATCGCCACCGCGCCTAAGGGCGTGCGGCCGAATCCGCCGAAGTCGGCCAAATCGCCCAGGGTTAGCGGCCGCGCGGTGATGGAAATATCTTCCACCGGCCCTAGCGTCAAATCGCTTAGATCCACCGGAATGCGCACGTAGCGGCCGGGTAATTCCTTGGAAAAGCCGATGACTTCGTATTGCCCGCTCATCGAGCGGCGCAAGCGGCAAGCGTTGCCCGCGTCGGCGTACAACAAATCACGATTGCCCCGGGCGATGGGCACGTTCTTCAACGGCGCGGCGGCGCCGATATCGACATCGACCGCGTAAATCAGATTCGCGCCGTCGGTTACCAGCAGCGCCGGGCGGGTCAGAATCTTGCCGTCCAGTTCATCGGCGGCGTCGCGGATTTCCGCCTGGGTGATGTAGGTTAATAAGGCCATGTGCGGTTCTGTATCATGAAGGGGTTCGCGTTCTTGCTACCGCAAGCCAACGCAAGGTTTGCCTCGCATTGTTTTCCCATTCGGTAACTCTGTCCCAATGCTGACCAAGAGCGAAACTAATTCTTCGCTCAAGCCCATCTACGATTTCATTTAAGTGTTCGAGCTGCTCTTCGCTCATACCTGAAAGCCTTGCAAGTCCAACACTGCCGGCGCGCCCGGCGATAAATCGCGGTGGTAATCGGTGACATAAACCTTGCTGCCGTCAGGTAGCTGAACGATATCGCCCGGCTCGATGCGCGGGTCATCGACTATCGTTAAGCCGTAACTCGAGGCGGCGCGCGCCCGGTAAATCAATTCGCGCACCGCGTACGCCTGCGCCGCTTGTTCGGTGGCCACAAAATCGTTTTCAATCTCTTCGATGTTTTCCACCCAGGCTGGTGTGTTGCTGGCGTAAGCTTCGGCGGTATTGCGCGCGTGCACGTAGTCGTAAGGCGTGCCGTGGACTTCATACATGCCGGTGCCTATGGACGCCATGACCAACAGCACGCTTAATTCCAGCGCGCCTTGCACCAGCTTCCCGGATGGGTAGGTAGGTCCGCCGAAGGGCGGCGCAATATCAGGCAATGCCGCTGCGGCTTTCAACGCGAAGAAAACACTGATCAAACCCGGTACCCAACTTTTGGTGGTCAAAGTAATGCGCCCGGCGGTTTGCGCGGTCTGTTCATAGCTTTCGCTGCATACCGGCACCAATCCGGAATTGGCCGATTGCTTGGTAACCAGGTAAGTGTTCGCCGCGCGCTGGCTGCCGTCGGTGCTGAATTGCACGTCTTGCCGCTGATGGCGTTGAAAGAATCCGGCGGTAATCGTGGCTTGCGTCAGTTGCTGGTCTTGCTGTTCGACGCGGGTTAAAGCTGGATCCAACCATTTGACGCGCACGCCGGTTAACGCGGGCCGGGCATACGAACCGGTTACCGCAATGATGCGATCGGCGCTCATGCTGACATCGGCCGGGCGGGCAACATCGCGGGATAGGGTTTTCAGGCGGCCGCGCGCATCCATCATCGGCGCCAAGCCGCAGGGCGCGTAAAGCTGCGTCAGCATGTCCCATGCGGACAAGTCCGCTAATTGCGTGTTGGAATGCACCGTATAGCCTACGGAAAACGGCAGGCTCATCTCGGTTTCGGTCAAGCCCAATTCGGCCGCAATCGCCCGGCCAATCAACGCCAAGGGCGTGCCGGTAGGGTAAAGATCGGTTACCCGGCGCACTTCGCGCCAGAACGGGAAGGCGTCGCGGCTGCGCGCGGTGATGGTCAGCGTGCGATTGCCGGATTGCAGCCGGTAATCGTTCAAGGATTCGATGACGCCCCACCATAGCGGCGCATCATCCAAGCGCAGCGCCAGCAGTTCGCCGGGCTTCGGCTGCGCCGCGCCGTACAATTCTTGATGCCATGAAACGATGACTTGCACTTCTCCGGACGATTGGCGGATTTGCCCCGCATAGGGTGACAAATCAACCGCATCGGTCGCGCTATCGCTCACCAATTCCAAGGGCGTCGCGCTGGGGTGATGCAGCACCGCTACCGTGCGCAGCGCATCCTTGGCGTAAGGTTCCCAGGCGTAATCCATTAAACCCGCCCGGCGATTTTCATGCGTAGCGTAATCGGCTGGGCAATCCAGCCTTGCCGCGCGACGAAGTTGAAATTGACCGCCTGGCCGCCTACTTCCACCGCCAGCACGATGACCTTGAAGCCTAGCGCGTTAACGTAGCTGGGATACCATTCCACGTAATCGGCGGCGGGGTCGGGCGGGTTTTGCCATATCGCGAGCAAGGCGCGCAAATGCGCCAGCGATGCGGATAACTGGCCTACCCAGCGTTCTTCCACCACCGTATCGCGAATGTCGCCCGCCCATAGGGTGTTGGAACTGCCTGATAATGTTTTGGTACTTGCCCAAATGGGCGAAACGATGGCGTCGCCGTCCATGTTCGTCCACTCGTTTGGCGCGTGCGCATAGTCATACGCGCCTAGCGTCGGATGCACCAAGCGGCCGCGCCCTTCGCCTACGCCGGCGGCGGCAAGCACCGGCACGCTGACCGATTCAATCACCGTGGCGGCAGCGCCAATCGTAAATGTCGCCGAACTGGTTAGCGTGGTCATATGGTTGCGCTCGTTTCTACAGTGGCCGCGCCCGCATCGTCGCAAGCAATGGTGATGATCGCCTCACCATCATCATCGGTCGCCGCCGGCGCGCCGCTGATGCTTGCCGCGCCGCTGGCTTCAGCGCTCAATTGCAAGCCGGGTATGGGCTCGCCAGCATCGCCATAGGCGCGGGCAAGGCACGGCACGGCGCGGCCTTTGCGCGGCGGGATTAAGGGCATGGGATTGGTCAAGCCCACGGCTAGCGGTACCGGGTAATAACCGGCAATCGTCGAAAGACAAGCGCCGTCGGTGGCGTTGTCGCGCAAAGTGAAGCGCAGCCAGCGGCGCAGGTAGCGATCCCAGGCTAGGATCGAATCGGCCGCGCCCGCCTCCATGTCCGGCATTTTCAGGGTGCTTAAGATTTCGCCGGTGGTGTAATCAATCAGGTTCAGCAAATTGTCATTGGTCAGCACGTAGCAGCGGCGTTCGTCTTCGGGAACGATGGCGGCGGCTATGCCGCCTATGTTGATGCGCCGTGTCAACGCGCCAGTGGTGAAATCATAAACGCCGATTTGCCGGTTTTCGTTCGAGGTAGACATGACCACCAGATTTTGCGCGCGGTCTACCATGGGCAAATCGAGCTCGATGGCGCCGTACTTCTCCGGCATTTCGCGAGAGTCCGGAATTTCCTCGAAGGTCAGCGGGTCGACTTCGAAGAACGAGCCCAGGATCGAGGTCCGCCATAAAGACCCGTCGCGCGCTTGATGGATTTGATAATCGTAAAGCGTGCCCGGCAAACCGACGCGGCGGTCCAGATACGCGCCGGTCATGCCGTCGAAGCGCCAGTCGATGAAGTTGTAACTGGGGTAATAAATCTGCTGTGTTGACGCCAACAAATGAATGGTGAAATCGGACCATGGCGTCTTCTCGCGATTGACGAACAAACCCACCAAGCCGGAAATTTCCTCGGCGTAAATGCGCGGCGGAGTGATTAGTTCAGGGTGATAAATGGCCGACGCGTGGACGATATCGGCCTGCCCCGGCAAGGCATAGGGCGGCGCGGCGGATTCGAAGTTTTGCGCGAACATCAGAACTGCACCTGCGCGTCTATGGTCGCGCTGCCTACGCCGTCGGCCGGTGCAAGGTAATCGTTATAGGCCCAGCCATCCGCATCGGTTTCGCTTTGCGCGGCCGCCAAGCTGCCCGCTCCGGTCATTGACCATTCGATGATTTCGCCGGCGCAGGCCTCGGCGTTTGAACCGGTCAATTGCACTTTGACTTGGCTTACCTTGCCGCGGGTGAAAGGCGTCACCGCCGCCGGATTGCTGAGCGCCGCCGGGCGGATGGCATTGGCGTATACCTGCAATTGATTCGAAACGATCGCTACAAACATATCCCGCTTCGGGCTATACCATGCGCCGCTGTTCGTGCCTAAACGCGCTTTGCCCGCGCTTTGCGCCTTGTTCACGGCGTCGTAATAAACGACATGGCCATCGGTATAGACGAAGCAAAGAACGCCCGCCTTGCGCGTTCTGGATACCGCGGGCTGGCCGCTGCCGGCATCGGTCAAGGTCGCCTCGGTGGTCCAACTGCCGCTATTGTCTAGCGGCTTGAAACGCACGGCGGTACCGGAAATGTTCAAGTAGCGATCGCTGGCGCGCACTTGCAACTCGACCACAAAGTTGGTGCCGCCGCTTAATAGCAGTTCGCCGAATACCCCGGCGCGCTTGTCGAAGACATACAGCTTTTCTGAAGCAGGGCCCTGCGCCAAGTACTCGCCCGGCCGTTGCAGATCCAAGACGTATTTCGGCGCAATCTGCAATTCGGCGCGCAAATACGTTTTGCCGTTCAGTTGCACGATGCTGTAACCGCCCAAAGCGGCGGAATATGTGCATAACCCAAGCGCGTCATCATAGAACGCCGCCGCGCCGGTTGAGATGGTCAGCGGCGTACCCGCTGCGTTGACGATGGCCAAAGGCCCGGCTAGGGTTTCAAGCGCCACTTTCCACCTCGATGACGATGGTTGTATTGGCGGTGCCGGGCGTATATTTCGCCGCCGCCTGGCCGTTCGCATCGGTGCGGTTGCTGATCGGTGTCAGTGTGCCCGTGCCGGTTAGGCGCCAATCCAAGGTGCGGTTAGGCAATCCGGAATAGACCACCAGCGCGGTTGCGTCCACGCGTACGCGGGAGGGATAGACGTTGATCATCGCCGCGCCGCCGTACGAGCGAGCTCGCCTTGAAACCAATCGCTAAGCGTCATATGCAAAGCATCCGGGTGTACTTGCAAGACCACCGGCGGCGCGGCGGCGGCTTGTTGTGCTTGCGACGTGGCGCGCGCGGGCGTGGTCCCTATCGCGCCGCCGCCGGCGTAACCCAATTTCGGCGCGCGCGATACGGTTAGATTGTTGATGCCGTTCATGAACGCGCTGCCGTAATGGCGCACGGCAGCGGCGCGCATGATCCACTCGTTATTCGATAGCCAATACAAAACGCCCTGCGGCCCTATCGCGGGTATGGAGTCGGAAGTCTCGGTGCCCGGTCCGATTACCGGCCCGCCGTCGGCCCGGTTAATCGGACCGCCTTGCGCTTTGCCGCTTCCCAAGCCTACTAGCCAACTGCCAAACGCGCCCAGGCCAGAGCCTTTGCTGAACAACGAATCGAATAGCCGTTCGCCCAAACGTTTGGTGATGATGCTGGTGAAGGACTTCAATACCGATTGCGACCAGTCATGCATCGCTTGGCTATTGGTCTTGGTGCGGTTCGCCAGATCATCCAACAAGGTGCCCAAGGAATTTTTGATCGAATCGTCGATTGATTTCGCAACCTCATCGACGATGGTTTTCAATTCGGCGATGCGATTCTTGAAGCGCTCAAATGCCAGCTTCGCTTCGGGCGTATCCAATGCGGTCGCCAAGCGTTCGTAATCGGGCAATAGCTTTTGCAATTCGGCGCCGGTTTGCTGATGCAACGAAATGACCTGGCGGCGGCCTTCGGTTTCGGTCAAGAGCCCGGCGTCGATTTGCAATTGCAAGCTATGCTCGCGCTCGCTGAGGTTGTCCAACAAGGCCGATACTTGCTTATCTACGTCCTGCAATTCGGCGGCGGTGGCGCGCGCGTCGATGAGCTTCAGGACGCCTTGTTCGCCTTCTTTATTTCCGGCAGCGCGGAATTTGTCCAACATCGGCTGCAACTGCGCTGCGATGGCGGCGCGCCGTTGTTCCGGCGAAAGGTTATGCAGGATGCCGTCCAACTCATCGCGCACATTGCGCAGTTCGTCAGCCAATGCCTTCTCGCCCTTGGTCTGTTCGCGCGTCGCGTCGCTCGCGGCGGCTTGGCGTTTCTGCTCGATGGCGGCGATTTCGCCTTCCAATTGTTTCACCTTGACGCGGGCATCGAGGGCTTTCTCCTGATCCTTGCTTAAGGCGTTCTGCTTTGCTTGATCGAGCTCGCGCAGTTTGGCGGCTTTCTCCGCATCCAGTTCACGGGTGACAATCGCTAAGCGCGCTTGCGCGTGCTGGCTAACGCTAATCAGATTTTGCTCGAGCGCGAAGTCGTACGCTTTCAGCGATTCATCCAGCTGGGTTTTAAGCAGCGTGAATTCCGCCTCCGCTTGCGCGCGCACCAGCGCCAAACGCTTGGCGGAAAGATCGGGCGCTTTGCCTTCCTTCAAGCTATTAAGCAGCTTCTGTAATTCCGGCGAAACGCCACCCTCGACTTTGGCCGTTTCACTTTCCGCCCGCTGCTCCGCGTTCAATTCGCGTAGCGCCGCCAGTTTGGTTTCCCGATGTTGGATTTCAGCATCCAGCCGCGCCAAGTCATCTCGCCCAACCGCGGCTCCGCCGATATCGAATTCGCCCGTCGGCTGGGTCACTTGCTCGTCGGCCAGGCGCCGCCGTTGTTCTCGCAGCTGCGCAATGGCTTCTTGCTCCGCATTAATGACCGGCGCGAATTCGCCGCCGATGCGCACCGCCTTCATGCGCTCCGCTTGTTGCAAAGCTTCATCCACGGCTTCGCGCGATTTCCGGCTAGCGTTCTTGGCACTGCTACCGAATACCGCCCAAGCGGTGGCGGCCAAGCCCAGGATAGTAATCACCGCGCCTATTGGCCCACCTAGCAAAGCGATTGCCCGCCCGGCCACGGTGGATGCCGTGGCGGCGGCGCCAGTCGCCCCGGCCAAAGCGGTTTGTGCAGCGGTTGCCGCTGCGGCGGCGGCCGCCGCTGCTCGCTGGCGCGGAATTAATAGGTTTTGCACTAGCGACAAGCGCGCCATGCCACTTGACGCGGCGACGGTCGCTTCAGCTTCGGCGAGCAAGATGGCGGTATGAATGCGGGCGGCCTCGGCTTGCGCGACGGTAACGCGCGCGGCGGCGGTGCGGGCGGCGGTTTCGCGTACCGAGGCGGCTATGCCGGCGAGTCCCGCGCGGGCTAGATCGAGGTGCGCCAGCACGGCGGCGCGCAGACTCGCGGTGATTTTCAAGCCCACATAAATGGCTGCGAGATTCAGCACCGCGCGGCCGTGGTCACGCAATAACCCGGCAATAAAGCCCAGCATGCCGCCCAGCTTTTGGAATTCATTCAGCGCGACGTCAATCGCGCCGCTCAAACCGCCGCGCGCTAAGCCTTCCTGCATTGCTTCCAGGAATGCATTCAGCGCCGGCAAGCTTTCGTCAGCAATGCCTAGCGCCAGCCGTTCCAATTGCAAATGCAGAACGGTTAGATTGTCATTGAAGCGTTGCGCGGATGCGGCGGTACCATCGCCAATGGTGAGATTCAGCTGCTTCGCCCGGGCGGTGCCTTCTTTCAGCGAATTGAAAAACGGGATTAACTCATCGCCGCCTTTCTTGAATAGCGCCAACGAAAGCGCGTTCTTTTCCCAGCCGGCGGGCAATCCCGCAATCAAGGTGCCGGCTTTTTCCAGCGCGGTGCCTAGATCATCCTTGACGGTTATCCCGACCGCCTTCAATAGCGTTTGCGCTTCCTTGCTGCCGGTCGCCGCATCCAGCATGGTGCTGGACAGATGCTTGGCCGCCGCGCCTATCTGATTCAAATCGGCATCGGCCAATTTTGCCGCTACGCGCAGGCGTGAGAGGGTTTCCACATTGATGCCGGTGCGCTCGGCCAACTTGCCTAGTTGATCGGCGTTTTCCAAGCCGGCGACGGCGAACTCACGAACCAGTGCGATAGCGGGTTCAATCACCGCCTTGAAGCCGACGAAGCCCTTAACGACGGTTGCTAGTTGCGTGCGCGTCGCTTCCAGTTGACTGCTGATGGATTGCAACCCGGCGCGCGCTTTCGAAAAAGCTGCGGCGGTGTTGTCTCGCGCGCTTAAGTCGATCCTTGCGTCATTATTTGACATCGTTTAGGCTCGTCTATTCCCTATCAACAGGGCGTTTTCCATGAACACATTGTGGGTACTTTTGTATTGCGCCCCGGTCCTTCTGGTGCTGCTATTAGGCGGCCGCTGGTGGGAAGTGCTTATGGTTGCCATCGTCGATATCGGTTGCGGCTGGACTATCTTCGGCTGGTTCATCGCCTTGGGCATGGCCCGCGATATCTCAATGCAGCATGTCGCCAACCCGCGCGGCATTCCCAAATTGTTGGTTACGCTTTACCTCTACTGGCAAAAGCGGAGGCTCGTTCGAGCAGCCCGTCCGCAAGCGCATTAATTCGCTCTGCATCTCCTGAAAACGCCGCCGCCATCAGCATTAAGCAACTGTGCTGCCGCTGTGCTTCCGCCGCTTCAATCGCTTCGATAAACGCCCGCGCCTGTCCCAAGGTATACCCGGCTACATCGCTGAAGCTGTGATTGGCGGCGATGAGTCGCTGGATAGTAGATGCCCAGGAACCAGACTCAGAATCCGCGCTGTAATCGCGTTGATCGCCGGCCCCAGGCGATGGATAAAAAAATCAGCGTTGACCTCGATGACGGCGCCGGCCACTTCGAACAATTCGGCAAGATCCAAAGGGTCGGCCCATTCACGTGGTTTTTCGATGGCCGCGCAAATCAACTCGATAACCGTTTCGGCGTGTTGCGTTTGCAAGAGCAACGCAAGCCAGGCTTGCTTTTGCTTGCCCGCATCAGCTGAATCGGTCAAGCCCTCCTGCTCCGGCACCTGCGCTTTTTCTTTGGAAGGACTCACGATTTGATTCAGTGCCTCGATGGCGGGCAATACGCGCGCCAATTGACGCACGCGTATGGGCCACACTTCGACCGCTTCGCCGCCGACATTGATGGTCCGCGGCTCAGGCAATAGTTGCGTTAATTCGTTGACGGTGTTCATGCCAGATCGCGAATGCGCCCGAATTGGCCAAGCTCATCATCGGCGGGAATCAAAGACTCCATCAAGGCAGCGCCTTTCATCGTGTAACCGCTTACCGTGTTGCCGTCGCTGATCAAGGCCAATTCGGACATGACATCGAGCGACAGGTTATACAGTTCGAATAAGGCTTTTTTGTTGGTTAACAGATTGATGCCTTCGTAACGCAGCCAGCGGTTCGGTGGGGTACTCATGAATATACCCAGGTCCTTACGCGCTCCGTAGGTGTAGTCCAACTCAAATGGTTGCGTGAAGCTGCCCAGGTTCAGAATCTTGATACGGCCGGTGGTGGCGTCTTCAATCGAGTAATGGGTATTCAGGGTCAGCGTTCCGGGAGTACCGGCGGAATCCTTTACCACCAGCAAGGAAATCTTGGGGTGCTGGGTGGCTACTTCATCACCGACGGCAAGCCCTGCGGGCAGCGGTTCTCCCTCCACGGTTGAACCGTCGACGCTGACCTTAGAGCTATATAGTCCTAGCGCCAGCATATCGAGGTCGAAGTTTTCCATCTCGGCGGTCATGGTGGCGGACTTGCCGATCACTTTGCGAACGTCCTCCAAGCCTTGCCCGGTGTAGTCTTCCTTGTGCGTTAGCAGCTCGGTTTCGAACCCGAAATTTAATTTCTTGACGTTGCCCGCCCAGATCAACTGCTTGGCTAAGCCGGTTGTCTCGTCCTTCTCTGCAAAAAAAACGCGGCCCTTGCCGAAAAAATATTTGTTAGGCATGTTCCATCTCCTTTGATCAAGCCGGTTCGCTCAGGTTTTCAGGTTCCACTCGGTACATCGCGCTGAAACTCATTAGGGTGCGATGCGCCGGCTGGTCAGCATCCGCGCCTTCCCAATCGGTGCCGTCGGCATTTAGCAGCAGGCATGCGCCGCTTAGCGTTCTATCGGCCATTAGCAGCGCGTGAATTTCGTTCTCAATCGGATCGGCATCCGCTTCACCGTTTTCGCCGCGCGTATATACTTCGATGACGAAGCCAAGGTGCATCTCGGCCACGTTGCAGATGTCCGGCGGCGGTTCGCTTTTTTTTTGCACTACTACGCAGGGCGATTCGCCACGGGTGATAGCGGTCTCGCGACTTCGGAATACCCGGCCTGCGGGCAAACTGATGAGCGTCGCCAGTTTTGCGATGACGGCTAGGATGATTTGCTCGCGCCGGGTAGCCATTTACACCTTGCTTAACGTCGCGCGCTTTAATGCCCCATCATCCAATAGGCGCAGCTCGCGCACTTTGAAAGTAGCGCCGGCGGCGATAATCGTTTCACCGCCTTTCAGCCCGGGAAAATCGGCGGCGCGCATCGTGATCGCATATTCCGTAGTCATTACCGTATCGCCCCAAATCCCTTGGTCCGGCGAGTCATAAATCACGTTAGCGCTTTGCTGCGCGCCGCCCGCTGAGGGCGTCCACAGCGCAACGATGGCGAAATCTTCGACGGCAAAAAAATCCTGCAGCCGCTCAGTAAACGCCATCAGCTTGAGCGCCGCATGCCCGCGATAATCACGCCTACGGCAAAGCTGGGCGTGGTCCCGCCTATCGTGCCCACATAACGCACGTAACCGCGCGTGCTGTTGGGATTCAGCACCAGCTTTTGCAAGGACGCCTCATCTTCCACTTGCGTGAACGCCGCGCCGCTAAGATCGGCCCAGCTCCCGGAACCATCCGGCGAATCTTGCAACTTGCCGTCCAAGGTAGGGGTATCGCCACCGCCCGCGCCGGCGTTTTGCAACACCAACGCCGGCCCTTCCAAATCGCGAACATCCACCGCCGCGCCGGTTAGCGTTTCGGTCAAGGCGGCCGAAGCCGCCAAGCTGCGCACTACGCAACCGCTGGCAAAAAGGTATTGACTCATTTGGCGGCCTCTTTCTTTTTGGGGACCAATGCTTCCGCGTTGCTGACATCCAGCGGTCCTTTGGGTTTAAGGTCGGCATCGTTAACCGCTCTCGCCTTTCCGGCCGTAATCATTTCTCGGCCGAACGCTACCGGCACATCCAATATCGTGTCCGGTGGTTGCGGCTCGCGTTCGTAAATGAAGGCGCGCAAAACGATAATTTCCATAATCCACCTCGTACGTTTAACTTCGATACTCGAACCATTTTCCCGGTACCGGGAAAATGCTAGGTAATGCTGGCGGCAACGCTGAAGGCGCCTGGATTGCGAATGCCGACATCAACCGACGCCATGGCGCGAATCGTGGTAATCGCGGAAGCAAAGTTGCTGCCATGCGATTCGCTTGCCTTCAATTCGAGCACGCCCCAGGCCGCCAGCACCACTTGGCTAAAGTCACCGAAGATCATTTTTGCGCTCGGCATTTGATTGGTGGATGCCGCGCGATACCCGACCATCAGGCCGTCGCGCACCGAGCCGGTCCATAGCGGCGTATCGGTACCGCTGAATCTCTGCCGCTGCATCATCAGTCCGGCCACCGCCGGGGTGGTGACATAGGCCATGTTCTCGGCCAAGGCATTGCCGGTTTCGACATCCGTCTGGAATTCGATAGCGCCCGCATAACCCAAGCTGGTGCCGGTTACCGATCCCACGCCGCTGGCGGCAATGATCCCGGTAGGCGCGCCGCCGGTACCGGGACCGGATAGCGAAGCGGCGTCTATCGCCAAGGCAAGTACGATGGCCAAGTCGTTCATTACGAGCTGCTCGGCCGAGGGCGAGGATTGCAGCATCAGCAGGCGGGTGATTTCGGTTAACGCGCCCACTGTCTTCGGCGATAGCGCCAATTGCCCCAGGGCTAATTGGCTTTCGGTAATGGGCGTGGTTTCGGTGGATAACCAGTAAGCGGTGCCGCCGGCGGTTTGCTTTGGAATGGTGACGTTGCCCACCAGCCCATCCATGGTTACCGCGCCTAACTTGGCGACTAACGAACGATTGCGCAGCAAGTCGATGAATGAACCGCCTTGATTGTCGGTGCCGACCAGATAGCCGCCAGCGTCGGCCGTGCCGACCGACAAGTCGCGCTTTTGCACTTCAAACGGCACATACGTTCCACCGTTGCGGCTTACGCCCAAGCGCGATTCCACCGCGCGATGGGCTTCGAACTCGAAGGCGGCGGCTTCTTGCGCTTGCCTATCGCTAGGCTGCGATAGCGCGCGCAGTAACTTGAAAATCGAATAGCGCTGCGTTTCCTTGGGCGTCATGCCGATTTGCGAAGCGGGCTGCGGAATCGTGGTGGCGGGCTTAACGCGCTCCAGCAAAGCGCCGCGAAATGCGTCCAGCGTCATGCCGCTATCGCAAGCCTCCACGCCGAAATCGCGCTGATTGTGCAGCGCCGCCAATGCACGAATTTGTTTCTGGCGATCGCGTTCGGCTTGAAGCGCGTTGTCTTCGACGACGCGAATATCCGGGCCGCCGGTTGGTGTATGTTCCATAGTTTGCTTCTCCTTTTTTGCCACCGGCACTGCCGGCAAATCGCCACTGCGGCCCACGCCGACGCTAACGTCGGCCGGGATCGCTACAATCGAAATCTCCACCGGCTCCCAATCGTCTATCCGGTAAACGTCGCCGGTATCATCACTGCTTTCCAGTTTCAGGCTATGAATTTGATAGCCGACCGACACCAGTTGCCGGATGCCGTCCACGACGTCTTGCAAGATTTCCTCACCGCGCGCGCTGCGCGATAGCTTGACTTGGGCGCGGCCCTTCTTGTCGCCGTCTAGCCAGGCGCGGGTAATGACGCCGATTTGATTGGTGCGGTCATGATCCAGCAGCAAGGCGCCGCCATTGTTGACGCGCTCCAAGCGCACCGCGTCCGGGCTATGGTCTAGAACTTCCTTACCCCACCAGCGTTCCACCGGCGTCTCACTGGAAAACGCCAAATCAATGGTGCGCGCTTCGACGTTGATCGCTTCGCGCGGAATGGCGAAGTCGCGGGTTATTACTTGCGATAAAACTTGTGAAAGATCGCGGGCACTCATGGCTTAAGCTCCTGCTATTCGAACCGGCATCAATGCCGCGCGCTTCGGGCTGCCGGCGGGCGTTTCTTCGTCGGGTGTGTCGTCGGGCGGCGTATCTGCGGCAGCGGCAGGCGCGCCCTGTTGCGGTACCGGCCCCAGCAACTTTTCTTCCGCTTCGATTTCGGCAAAGACTTCATCGGGATCGTCGCCGCGCTCCAAGATGATCCGCCGGCGGCTGGTCAATTTCAGTTGCAGATTGGTTTGATTGGCGTTCGCTTCTTTTGCCGGGTCTATGCCGGCCCAGCCGCGTGGTTGCCAGCTGGCGGCTTCCACATAAGTTTCGTAACGAACGGGGTCTAGCTTGGACAAAGTGCTATCGGCAAGCAGCGCCATCTTCAGCCAAGCGGCGAATACATCAGCATGCAAGGCTTCTATTAACCAGCCCTGCAACGCCTTGAACACTTCGCGCTCTTCCAAAATGCCGACGCGCGCGCTGCTGTAATTCACGCTTTCCAAGTCATTGCCTAAGCTGACGTAGGAAACGCCCAAGCCGGAGGCTACGCCGCGCAAGCAGCTTTTGACGTACTCGGAATAATTGGTATGCGGATAATCGCTTTCGTATTGGCGGAAATCGTAACCGGCTGGGACAGTGTCGTATTGACCGGGAACCGTGGTGGAAAACTTTTCCGCCGTTTGCATCAGCGTTTGCACTTCTTGCGCGGAGAGCACTTGGCCGGCGGCCTTCGCCTGCTCCAATACGCTGCTAACAATCTGATCGCCAATTCCGGGCGGCGCTTCTCCGGTCGGGCTTACAAAGAAGCCCAAGCGCTTGGCCGCGTTGCTGGAAGCTACCGCCGCTGATTCTTCGTAATCCTGCACTAGCCATAGGCGGCGGCCGCCTACTGATAGCCAGGGATAGCCGCGCAGTTGATTGGCTTCCTCGGCGATGAAGCGGTGAATGATTTCATCCGCCGGTACTCGAACATGATCGTTGACCGCATAGCCGAAGTTGCGCAAATTCAGATCCGGCTTGCCGTCATTGCGTAACCAATACGCTTGTGCCGCGCCGTCATCGTTGATTTCCACGCCCATGCGCACGCGGTTGCCATTGGCCATATCGCGATAGAGGCGCGCATCCAGCATTTCGTAATCGAGCAATTGCAATTGAAATTGCTTAGGCCCGCGCCGGTTCAGCTTGCGCAGCAAGAAGCCGCCGTCGCGCGCCAAGGCTTCCAGCAGCAAGCGTTCGCATTCCTTCCACGTCAATTGTCCGGTGACTTCGCAAACGCCGCGCTTGCCCCAGGCGCGCCATGCGGTTTCCACCGCATCATTGATTTCTGCGTCCGGCTCATCCTTGCGCTTCATCAAGCGCATTTGCAGGCGCAGCCCCTCCTTGCCTAGCACATTGGTTTTAAGCTGCGTCAGGAATCGCTTGGCGTAATCGTTGTTGCGCGCCAAGTTGCGCGAGCGGGCGATGGCGGTTGATAGGCCGCATTGCAAATCGTGATTGACGCTGCGAGTATTCGTCGCCCAGCTGCCGACATAGGCAGGGGTTTCCGCCATGGCGAGCGCGCGGGAAATCTGCCGGCACAAATCCATGACCGGCACCGGCTTGTTGCGGCCGAAGAGGGTTTTGACGCGCGTTAGCCAACTCATCAGAAACGCACCTGGATCCGGCCGCTAGGCGTTAGCCCTTGCGCCAAAGCTTCGGCGGCTTTTTCGGCATAGGCTTCTCGCCGGTACTTATCGCGCAGAAGGATTAACTCGGGAATGGGCGTGCGTGCTAACGAGCGCGTGCCGATGGTGTAATTTTCTTGGTCAAGCGTCGCGCGCCGCTCGAGTACTGCTTCGATGGCTTCCAACACTTTGCGGGCATGCGAGCGCGTATCGGTGGCGGCGGTTAGATTGGGCGTAACTTGCAGCGTGCTGCTGCGTACGGTGTGCACTTCGCCGCTTCGGGTAACCCGCGCCACAAGCGAATAGATGCCCGGCGCATAGCCGTTGGTGGTAGCGGCGGCAACGGTAATCGCGAAGTCCGCGCCATCGGCGCTAATGCCGCCGGATGGCAAGTCAATCTTCGTGGCGACGTTGACTAGGACATAAGAAAGCGCCCAGCCTTCGTTTGCTTTGTAGTCGGGATAGGAATCGCGCCAGGCCCAGGTATCGCCTGCGCGTAAGCTTGCCGGAATGTCTTGCATGGGCGGGAATTATGCCGAGACCAGGTTTGCCGATTCCAGGGAAAAACGGCAAGGTCATTTTTATTTTGTTGACTGTATATACACTTCGTATATATAATTTGTATATATGAAATTCACCTGGGATAACACCAAGCGAACCGAAAACTTGCGAAAGCATGGGATCGACTTCGCTGACGCTCGCAAGGTGTTTGAGGGATGGACGTTTACCTTTCCTGATAATCGCTTCGCGTACAACGAACGGCGCTTTATCACCCTGGGTTTTTTAGCGGGCATTACCGTTTCAATTGCTCATACGGAGACCGACCATGAAATCCGCATCATCTCATTCCGCAAAGCATCGAAGCAGGAAACCAAAATCCTCTTCAGCAACCTCTAAAACCAACTGGAAGAAAGTCAAAACAATGACCAACAAAGACATCGAATTTACTGATGAACATCCCGAAGCGGATGTGAAAAACATCGTGGGCGGCATTGTTCGCCATGGTTTACGCCCTGTTGGGCCGAAAACCGCAATCTCCTTGCGCGTCGATCAAGACGTGCTGGAATGGTTCAAGGCGCAAGGCGCTGGCTATCAAAGCAAAATGAATGCCGTCCTGCGCGCATTTAGAGATGCATCGGCCATTGAAGCTTGAAAGGAATGTATGAACATTGAGGAACAGACACGCATTACGGAAACATTTCAGCAATTGACGGCGGTCATTCGCGGTCAGCCATTACCATTTGTCTTGCTGATGTTCGACAATAATCAATGTCATCTCTGCGGCACCTTTTCCCCGCGAGAACAAAGGACGCTTTTGCAGGACGCCATCAAGATCCTCGATGCGCAGATTGCGAACGAATCAAACCAGCTAAATCCTGGCACCGTTCAATGATGTCAGCGGCCACGCACCTTGTATCGCGCCGTCCGCTCGGCAAGCCCCCGGCACACGAGCTCCCGCACTTGTTCTGCCGGAGCGCGTGACCGCCGGGCGATGTAATATTCGCCACCACCGAATTCCGCCCGCACCCGCTGTTCCCAGCCATCGCGCGGCGTTTCCGCCAACACGTTCAACAAGCGCTGCACAAAGTCTTGCGTCATTGGGCGCGCCTCCTTTCATTCGGATGGTTTAAAGCGCCGCGTTTACGCGGTACGTCTTATCAATGCGGCCAAGCTCGCGGTGACCGACTACGCAGCTATTGACCCAAATATTGCGCGATCCGCCATTGATGCGACGGATATGACCACGGCGCAGGTGCTCGCGCGGACCGGTACGCTCGCCGATATCGCCCCGGCTCGTTTTGCCGGCCGTATTCGGCACATCGACCGTTAGAATCTTGGTTTCGTAAATTGGCAATTTGCCGTCGCGTATGCGACGCGCATTCTTTCCGCTGTCCGCATGCTGGTAGGTTTCGGCGCGCACGTTGCTGCAGCTTAACGCTTCGCACAACTCAAGCACCGCTCCTACTTCATCAAACAAATCACTCATCGCATTATTTGTCGCGAATTCGTGCCCATGCTTCGACGCCATGAAAGTAAATTGCTGCGGCAATATCGGCCGGAAATAGCCCCGAATTTTCGTCGCATTCGGAGGGGGCGCAATAGAGGCCGGGTTTACCGGGGAAACAAGCCTACCAGCAGGGTCTTGGCCTTCCCACTCACTAGAAAGGAGTGTGTACATCCCAACAGAAGGCACCCAAGTATCACCGGTGTCAAACGCTGCCCATACATCAATGCAATAATCAGTAGTTCGATCGTAAATGGTTTGCTCAAATGCTCGCTCAATATCGCGTTCCAAGCCATGTTTCCGAGCCAACTCCAACAAACGGACTCTCCTGTTTTCCCGTGATACTGCGTCCGATTCACATGCGTAGATCAATCGCTTTGCCACATGAAACGAATGCTTCTCGTCGCATCGATCGTTCTCTTCAACGAAGTATTCCAGCGTGATTGACGGATAAGGAAGTCGCAGCCAGGTTCCCTTTAAACCGCGCAAGTCATCATCGAATAGCCGGCCGCCATCAGGCAAAACAAAGTGCTGCGCCGATTCAATATCTGAAAGCGCAAGCTCGACGAACGCGGCATCCATCCCGAGTCCGAGACGCCGGAAGGCCTCGCACGTATTGCGTAGACCGCGCACGGCCTGTGCTGCATAATTTTTCGCAGTAATCACATTGACATCCTCTACGTTGGAAAACCTAATGCGTTAACGGGCGCATGCTGTCTCCTTCCGCCGCGCCCGGCGGATCATTTCTTCAATGGATAGCTTCTCATTGATCTGCGGCGCTTCGGCCGCTGGTGCGGCTGGCGCCGCTTCAGTGACGGCAAACATATCCCGGATCGCCGGCTGCAATATGGCTTCGCGCGGTCCCCAGAAGGCCTCGCCTTTGCGCCCAAGATCGAGCTGCGTTTCCAGCCAGATCGCATACACCGCGCAATCGAGCACTTCGACACGGCGGCGAATCGGCGTCCAGCGCGATTCGTCGCCTATCGCCGTGCGCCGCACCGCGCGCGCCTCACCGGTGAATTGCGCAAACCATTCGTCGGTGAGCTCGTCAGAAAAGTGAATGTACCCTGGGCCGGGCTTGGTAATCTGCAAACGGCCGTGAATCAGATCCTTCGCGAGATTGGTGCCGACCTGCCACAAGATGACACCGGCTTTGCGCATCCGGCCGCGCCAGTCGATATCGACTTTGCCTGCCCCTTGCTTGATGTGCCGCTCACGGCCGGAATACCCGCGCACGGCGTACACGCGCCGGGCCGCATGGCGGCGGGCGAACTCGTACACGGCTTGCGCATGGTGACCGCCGGAATCAATCGCCGTCGCTTCGATGCGCATCGCTTGACCGAAGGCATTGAGAAATTCGGCTTCGAATAGATATCTCGCAAGGTCTATCCAGATTTGATCCTCGGCCGGGTTGCCCCAAAGGATCTTGTGATCAATGGTCCACATTTGCGAACCGCGTCCGAAGCCCCAAACGCCCACCTCGATGCGGTTGTCCTGGGTGTCCGCGCCAGCGAGTAACAGCAAACAATTCTCGGGCACCCGGCCAAGCGGCAATGGTTCGGCGCGCGCCCGTAATTCGGTGGCCTCGGTCTGTTCGATATGCTCGGCCCAGGTCTCGCCCAGCGTGGTATTGCGGAAGGCCTTCATGTCCTCGTCGCGGCCCACTTTGTGTTTTTCGATGGCGTCTAGAAATTCGCGCACGATCGCCGGCCAGGCGACGCTAGGACTGTATGCCGTCCATATGTGTACCGCGACATGCGCCGGTGTGGGCATGGTCTCTCCCGACCGGTCGTAAAACGCGCCGCTTGCATCCATGGTAATGCCGTCGTCCGATTGCCAGCGGCCGCGCTCCCATACCGATAGGTAGTCGCCTTGGTGAATCATCGCGCCGCAGTGCGGGCAGAGGTGGCGTACGGTGTCGGGATCGTGATCCTGCCATTTGAAGCCGTGCGGTTCGTCCTTGCCGCCAAAGGTGAGCGGGTGGAATTCCTCGCAATGTGGACATGGAACGTAATAGCGCAGGAACACATCGGCCACCGCCTCGCGGCCCTCGATCAAGGAAAAGCCTTTCAGCTTCGGCGTCGTGCCGACAATTAACTTTGGGAACGTCGCGCCTTCGATACGCTTCGCGGCCAGCTTGACTGGCGAACCTTCCTTTTCCACATCGGCGTCGAAGGCGTCGAGCTCGTCCAGGTAAGCGGTGTCGATCGAGATCCGGCGGAAATTCTTCGCCGCCTTTCCGCCGCGAATATGCAGCATGGAAGTGAGGAATTTTTTTTGCGTCAGCGTGTTGTCCTTGTCCCGGCGCAGGAACGCGGGAAACACTTCGAGCATGATCGCGACGTCGCGCAACATGCAATCCAGTTCGGTCTTAACGAACTCGACCGCATCGTCATCCGTCGGTTGCCACAAGGCCTGATTGCGGCGTTTGTGATGCGCGGTATAGCCCATGCAAGCGAGAATCATCTTGGTGTAACCGACGCGGGCGCTCTTGCGCAGATCGAGCTCGCGCACATCGTCATTGCTCATGCACGCCATGATGCCGAGCTGGAATGGCCAGGCGCGCCAGGCGCCCTCGATATAGCTGCTTTCCGCCGACAGGTAGAAATGCTTCGCGGCCCACTCGGGCAGGCTCAAGGGCTCGGGCACGGCGAAGGCCGCTATGCCACGGCGAAAAGCGCGTTCAAGCTCGCGCCAACTGGAAAGCACGATGCCATCCATCATTTACCCTGCGGTCTCCGCTTCTGGTGCGCCGGCTGGATCCACCATCTCGTCATCGACATCCTTCTCAACGCCCTCGAGATCGGCGAGCGAGATCGCCGCCGCCACATTGCGCGCCTGCGCAATCTCGCGCTCGATGTAGGTGACTTCCTGCGCCGATAGCGACGCGACGCGGCGTTTTATTGCGCCCGGAATTCCGTCCAGGATGGTGGCGACTTGCACGCCCGCCCTGGTCAATACCTGTTCGATCAAGTGCACCGGCGCGAGCTCGCGCCGGGTGATCGCGTTCTGCATCGCAATTCTGTCGGCCTGCTCGCGCGCCAGCCGTGCCCGCTCGGTTGCAAGCCCAATCTCGCCGTTGCTGGCGCGTCCTGCGGCGGTCTCACGCAGGCTGCGGATGTAGGCAATGCGAATATCGTCAAGCGATGTCACGCGCCAGTCGATGCGTAGCCGCTCCATCCAGTTGCTGACATCCTGCTGGGATAGATCAAGATGTTCGGCTATCACCTGCTGAGTTGGCATCTACAATCCCTTTATGAAAAATCCATGCCTAGCGAATTCTCGCGTCGGTTCGCGC